TCAACCGAGCGCATCGGGTTCTCCGCGATGATGCCGTCCAGCACCGCGGCGGCGAAGATGGCCTTGGCCGCCTGCACCGCGGCGTTGCGGTCGGTGATGGAGTTCCAGTCCTGCCGGCTCATCAGCGCGCGCACGTCTGACGGGTAGATCTCGTCCAGCCTCCGGTCCGCCCAGTGCGGCATCCAGTACTTGTTGAGCACGCGCAGGTAGTTGCGCCGGGTGTGGAAGCCGATGTGCTTGCTATCAAGCCAGGTCTGCGTGAAGTTGCCGAAGGTCGGCGTGATGCGGGCGAGAGTGTAGCGGGAGTTCGGGAAGAGCTCGGCATACTTATCGTCCGTGAGCATGCCGAGCTTGATCAGCTGGGTTACCTGAGCACGTAAACCTGCTGCTGCTGCAAATCCCTTGGGCGTCTGAGGATAGGGGAGCGTTTCGCAGCGTCGCTCTTTCTTCCATGTGAATCGGATGCGGACTGAGCTTCCGGCGATTTCGACGCCTTGGGGGAGGCCCACTGCTTTTCTGCCCATTCGTTGTACCTCTCCAGGCTGTACATGATACAGCCGTCAACCTTCTCCCATACGCCATGGGGCAACACCCCGCGCTGGCGCTTCCTTTCCAGGGCCTTCGGCGTCGTGCCGATCAGTTCGGCCAACTTCCTCTCGTACACCTTGTCGACCGGCAGGCCCTCGACCGGCTGCGGTTTCTCTCGTGCGCCCATCCCTCACCCCCTCACCGTTACGCCGGCTGCTTCGATGGCGGCGCGGCATTCTTCAAGGCAGTCGTTCCAGCCTTCATCTCGCGCATCGTCGTCGAGGTATGTTGTGCGGCCTTCGCGCGGCTCCGGCAGTTCAATGTCCACGTCCTCGCGCCCCTTCTGGTAGAACGCCACCGCCACGTTGCAGAACTGCTGCTTCAAATCCTCGAACTGCTCGCGGAACGGCTGCCTGTCCCACCACGCCTCGAACTCTGCTATCGCCTTGTCTGTGTGCTGCATGTCTATCTCCTCCCGTGTGTGGGGTTAGGCGTCTATACCGCCATCTCAAGCTGTGTCTCGCGCTGCCAGACGGCAGCACTGTTGTGTGCTTCTATTCGGGATGCGATGACCTCTGCGCGCTGCCCTGCGGTTGGAGGGACGTACATCCCGAAGCGGCCGACGCTGCCGCCATTCACTGCTGCGTTCGTTGAGTCGGCGGATGCGAAGGGCAGGCGCGAGAATATCGCTGGGTCAAGCATGCGCAGGCCGTGAAGCCTGCACGCTGGTCTCCCTTGTTCATCGCAGATGGCGTTCATCGCCTCGCCTATCCGCTTCCACCATGGATCGGTGCCGGGGCTAGCCCACTGGCCGGAACTGCCAAGTGCCACAGTTCGCCACTTCTCCGCTAGCCGTTGCAGACGCTCGATTGATTCGTGCAAGTGCCAAACAGGAACGCCTGGCAGGTGGCTTGGCCATTCTTCGAGAAGCCTGTCATTTGCCGCTTCGTCTCCGTCGATCACGTCAGGGATCAGCGCCCAGTCGAAACCAGGGTGTCGATGCCAGTCATCCACCCATCGCACATAGCCTTCGACGTCGAGCTGGCCGCCCTGCTTCCATACCGTGAAGGCGCCGTTATCGAATACGAAGGACTGGCACACGTCAGCAACGATGCCCATGTCATCGCGCCGCGGGAATGGGACAAGCGCGTGCCGGCCATCCAGGAAGCGCGCCCCGTCCTGCCTGTTACCGCCTATTGGGGTGCCGTGGTAATGGATCATGCCAAAGCCCTCCGTTGCGACAGCAACCACGACCAGACCCCGCCGCCGATAACCTTCGCCATAAACTGGCCGAGCACGATGTGAGGCATCAGCGCGCCGAACGCGATGAGCGGAAATATTGTGGAGTCAATGGCCGCAGCAGCGGTGTTGCTTGCGTTCGACTTGATCGGCCAAGGCTTGCGCATCAGCGCCTGGTACACCGCGCCGTCCCCAAGAGCCGCGAGGACGAACGAAACGCTGGAAGCGATCGCGATCGTTCCACCGGCTGGATTGATGGCGTAGCTGATGGCTCCGGCAATGACTGCCAAGCCGGTGACGCGAATCAGCCCGATCCGCTCGTGCAGCTGATCACGCAGAACAAAGTCCAGGCCGATCAGCAGGAAGGAGTTAACGATCGACCACCACGGACCAAAGACAAAGACGAGAAAATTCGCCGCGCAAAGGGCTGCTACGTACAAAGCTGCAACCATGACTTCTCCTCCCCGCCGACTCTCGCCGGCAGGCTGTGTGTTTGGGTGGGGTTAGGGGGTTACTGAAATAGGTGTTCAGTGATTGATACGTGAGAAGCGCGCCAACCGCGACGCTGGTATCGTCGCCAGTGGCTGGGCGGGTCGCCGGTTATGTTAAGGAATGCGGCTATCGCTTCACGGCGAGTCCGGCGGACGGTGAAAATCATCACGCCTGACACATCGTGGCAGATGGCCCAGCCTGATTCGAATTGTGGCTCCATATCACGCCTCCTTCGCAGCCATGGGCACCAGTTCCAGTGCCTTGGCGGGGTAAATCTGCACACTGTTGCGATGCGCGCTGCTCTCGACTGCGTAGCCCTCTGGCGTCTGTTCGGTGGAGTACCAGCCGCAGACGCGGCCTTCCCACTCGCTGCCGGTGGACTTCTTCACGAGGTCGCCCATGCGGAACTTGCCTTGCGGGGCGGTCTGCGCGATGGGGGTGGCGAGCAAGTCACGAATGAATCCATAAATCACGCGATCGCAAAGCGGCCCGCTAGAATTAAGCTCTACTGCGGAACCCTTTTCATGGCGCAGCAATATACTTTCTCCGTCTTTCGTAACGCTCCAATCTTCGGGAATTCCGGCAAAACCGCGCGCGGACAGCCCGGCCTTGTATGCCGCTTCCAAGTCGGATGAATGTTTATCTAGCTCTTTGCGAAGCTCATTGTTTTGGATGCACAGCCGGCCGATTTTAGATTTGAGCTTCGCGTTCTGAATGCCAAGACTTTTACGGCTGCCTTTTGTGGCGGATATAGAAAGAGTGTGCTCTTCGTAACTGCGCGAGTCCGGATCGTAGACCACCACAACCTCTTCCACCTCGGCCTTCGCAGCCCCCAGCTCAGCGCCGATGCGCCCGGCTACCTTCAGTGTGTCGTTCATACCTTGCTCCATATGGCAGCGTTGTTCAGTTCCGCCTCGGTGGCGTAGCGCGGGTTACGGCTCAGCGCCTGCATCAGGAACGCGGCACCGTTCGATCCGGCGATGTAGTGGCGGGTGTTGGTCGGCTTGTGCAGCCAGATTTCGGTCTTGGGTCGCATGGGGCCTCCGGTGGGCGGCTAGCGGAAACGCTAGGCAGCCTTTCGCTTCCAGTGGTCTCGGCCGCCCTTTGGCTTGATCAGGCCGACCGGCTGAGTCAGTGCGCGCTCTACGCCCCATCCCATCTTGTCGAGCCTGTGGATGATCGTGGTGTGGCTGATTCCGGTGCGGCGCTCCCATTCCCGCAGGTGGAGCGTCTGTCCGGCGAAGGTCAACATCCGCATCTTTGGCTGAATGACCAGGGCGGGCTTTGGCAGCCTGTCAGGCCGCTGTACGCCGCGCTCGAATTCGATGCCTACGCGCTCGCAATGCCGGCGAAGCGTGTGTGGGCTGATGCCGATGATCTGCGCGGTTGAGTTGACGCTGTGGCCTGCATCCTTGAATCCCTGAATCAGGCTGTTCAGCGACTGGCCGAACTCGGCGGCGACTCTTGCTCTCCAGTTCTGGCTCATGCTGCCTTCCTTCGAGCCTGTGCCCGCGCTACAGCCTTCGCGTAAAGGCACGGTCGGCAGTAGCACTGCCAGACGCCCGACGTCTTGATGAACTGGAAGTGCTCATCGTCCAGCGGCTTCCACTCGTCGCAGCAGCCGCAGAGCTTTTCGCTGATGCCGTTGATCTCGCGCCGGACGAGCCGGCCTTTCAATGTCCTGCTCATGCCGCCACCGATCTGGCCTTTCTGGTCGCCACGGCCTTGGCTCGCGCTGCCTGCTTCTTCTCCGGGCAGGCGATGCGATAGGGAATGCGCTTGTCGTCTGTGCGGATTGGCAGCGTTTCCACTGGCCCGTTCGCTGCCTCAAACGCTGCCATCTTCTGCGCTATTTCCAGGCGCGCAGCCTCGTGCGCGGCCGGCGTGTGCACGCGGTCGTACTTGAACTCTTGCATTGGGATGTACCGGGAGGAGGGCGCGCTGGGCGCCCGGGGTGGATCAGGCTGCGGCGCGCTGCTTCATGGTGAAGTCGCGATGCAGTTTCGAATGACACGAGACGCACAGCCAGACAACCGAAAGCGGTTTGTCGTAGTCCACGTGGTGGCCATGCAGGCGGTCAGTGTTGAAACAGCCTGGCGCCATACAGCAAGGTGATTTCCAGAGGCGTTTGTCTCTGACGGCGTTGACGACCGCATATGCTGCCGAGTACTTCTCTGGATTTCGCTCCACGTATGCACGCTTTGCAGCGTTCGCGCGCTCTCGTCCGCGCTCAGTGCGCTGGTAATTTGATCGAGCCTCAATACGGTGAGGAAGGTTTGCTCTGCGGCGCTCGTACTCGCGATACGCTTCACGGTTCCGTGCGTAATTCGCGCGCACGGCTGCCTTGCGACATTCCTTGCAGGATTTGTCGCGGACATAGAAGTCGGTATCTGCTTTCTGATCGCCGCACTTAGCACAGTGCTTCATGCGGCGCTCCTGAAGGGCTTATGCCCCGGCGATGTGATGCAGGGGAAGGAAGGGAATTTCCGAGTCAAAATCATCCGGAGGCGCTGACTGCTGGCTCGACTGCTGCCGAGGGGCCGGCTGCCTAGCCGCCTGATCCTGCGATGACTCTTCGCGCTTCCCGCCGACCAGATCAATCGTGCTCACGCGGCAGGTCAGGTACGTTTTGCCTTCATGCTCTCGGGTGCCCAGCTCGCCGCTGACAGCAACCTGCTGGCCTTTCACCAGAAACTCGCTGAGCCGCGACTCTGCCTGCTTGCCCCAAAGGGTGCAGTCGATCCAGATAGTTTGGGCCTTGTCGCCCCAGCCCGACTTGACGCCTACGCCGAAGCTGACCATGGCCGTCTGGCCCGTCCCTACGCGGCAGTCCTTGCCCAGGTTCCCGGTAAACGAAAAGACATTCATGCCGCCTTACTCCTCATGCGCTCTCGCATGTCGTGTTCAAGTTCTGCCAGCTCTTCGAGGAAGAGCTTGATCTCGGTTTCCATCTGCCTGATTCGTGCCTCGTCTCGCTCCAGGCGGAAGCAGGCGTACTGCAGTTCATCCGGCAGGCGGTCGTCGAAGGTGACGAAGTCGACCCACTCCAGATCGGCGCAAGCCATCTGCGCGAACATCTGCCATTCGTACTGCGGGTCATGCTTGCCGGATTGGATAGTGGCGACGTGGGTGGCCGTATTCGGGCATTTGATCTCGAGGCCGCCGCGGGCGGACAGGATCAGGCCGTCTGGCGAGGCGCCGAAGCCTTCGATCGATGGGTGCAGGATCAGGCCGGCCTCGGTCACCTCTGCGTCCGCATACAGCTCGTAAGCCATCCTGGCTATCGGCTCCAGTTCGTTGCCGCGCTGCATTGCTGCGCTGGTGAACCCTTCCTCGCGCTTGCCGGTCAGCCGCTCGCATAGCAGCTGCATCATGTAATTCTGGCGGGTAGCAGAAGGGGCGCCTCCGCGCCCCTTTGCCATTACGTCCCGAACCCGACTGGCCGTAACGCGTCCTAGTCTGGACGCGAACCACTCATCAGTTTGCTGCTGCATGGTCAGCCTCCTGCGCCTCTCCTTCGATCGGTGCTGGTTGTGCGCTCAGTGCGGCCTTGCGGGCCTCGACAGCGGTCTTGAATGAAGAGAATGACGACACGTCTTTAGCGGCCTGCATCTCTGCCTTGCCTGCTAGCCAGACGCTTTGCAGCGCTTCCAGTGATTCGGCGTTCACGACCTGGGCAATCCACTTCTCGGCCAGCTCGCCGCCGCGCGGCTGGTCGCTCATCGAAGCCAGCCCTTCGCCTGAATCGGTGTTCAGATGGTGGATTGCCTTGTCTAGGCGGTCTGTCTTCGGCCAGTACTTGTAGGCGCGCTTGACGACTGTCTTCTTTGCCATCTCGCCGTAGTCGGTCTTCCAGGGCGATGACCTGCCAGACTTCACGGACTGCGAGCGATTCATGATTGAATCAATCTCGTCGCGGCTCATGCAGGTTGTGAGGTAGTCGCCGTCGGCCGTCTTGACTACCACGTACACGCCAACGATCTGGCCTCGATCCTTCGAGAAGGGGTTGTACTGGTGCGCCGGGGGCTTATCGAAGCCATTTAAGGCGAATGAGTCGTTCTGGTAGACCAGTTCGGCCTGAGCCCAGCGAATCGAGCCGGTAGCCATGGCCAGGTCCATCAGCCCCATGTAGCTGATGTCGAGGCATATCTTGCCGTCTCGCGGCACCAGATAGGCCTGCCGCTTTGCCGGGTTCAGACTGATACCGATGGCTGCGATGTTGGTGACCGCGTTCACGACCGACTGGCGGTTGTTGAGGGCAATCTTCGTCGCGAAGTCATTGCCCTGGATGGTTTGAATTGCGAACTCGGCTTCCCTCTCAAAGCTCAGTGTCTTGTCGGTGAGGACTGAGGCGAACGAATCGCGCGCCCCGTAAATGTCATGTGCGATTGCTACGGCGGTGCTCATCGGATCTACCTCATACTTCGCCGTGATTGGCAAACGCGCCGTGAAGCTGCTCCCTAGCAGATCTCACAGCAGCAATTGCTTCGTCTCGGTCATCGAAAAGTTTGTAGAAAAGCTTCTTGCGAGCGTGGGTGACGCTCGCAACCCATTTGCGCCTAGCCTGACTCCAGCTGACGCCCTTCACTCCGGACTTGTTGTCTCGTCTCAAGCTGGCGTTGTGCTTGTTCTGAAGTCCGGTCGCGATTCGCAGATTCTCAATACGGTTGTCTGATCTGTCGCAGTTGATGTGGTCAACCTCGCCGGATGGCTCTTCTCCGTAATAGAGCTGCCAAGCCAGTCGGTGGCCATAGAAGAACTTCCCGCGGATTACCGCCTGGACGTATCCGCAAGCGTTTTGGCCGCTGATTGAGCTGCCTGCTCTGGCATTGGCGGCGAGATCCACCTTTCTGATCAGTTCGCCGGTATCAGGCCTGTACTCAATCAATTCTCGAAGTTGTTCGGTATCCATTGGCACGCCTCAATAGTGAATTGACACACCCGGAATCTGACGCTTGGCGATCAGCGTCACGGCTTGCTTGGCGCACGCTTCAGGCATACCGCCTGCGATGAATGCTTCAAGTGCGGCACGGTTGATTGCGCCCTTGTGGGCGATGTCTGCTTCTCGGGCCTTGGCTTCGGCCTCAATGCGGGCCTGCTCGTCGGCTTGGCGCTGGCGTTCGGCTGCAGCTGCGCGCTCGGCGCGTTCGGCGGCGTCACGCTCTGCCTGCTCGGCACGCTGCTGGGCTTCCAGCTTCTCGCGCTCTGCTTGTTCAGCCTGCAGCTTCAGTTCCAGCTCGCGGCGTTCGGCTGCGGCCTTGGCGTCAGCTTCACGCTTGGCTGCTGCGTCACGTTCGGACTGTGCGCGCTGCTCGGCTTCGCGCTGGGCTTGCTCGGCGGCTTCCCGGGCGATGCGCTCCTCGCGATCCTTCTGCTCGCGCTGGGCAGCTTCGGCGCGGAGGCGTTCGAGTTCGGCCTGCTCGGCTTCGTGCCTCTCCCGCGCGACAAGCGCTTCGCGTAGTGCGGCCATGGCCTTGTCCTTCGCTCGCAGCGCCTCGGGTTCGAATTCCTCCCAGCTCTCATCGATGGCCATGGTCTCCAGCCACTCGATGTTCTGGCACAGTTCGGACGAGTCCAGGTCGCGGCACTCCAGCCGCAGATTGATCTGGTCGATGGCACCCTGGTGCTTTGCCTTGCGAGCTTCTTCTGCCGCCTCCCACTCATTCAGCGGCGCCCGCACCTCATCCTTCCAGGCGTCCAGCGTGTCGCGCATCCGCTTGCGCTCGGCGTCGATCTTCTTCGGGATTTCCTTCAGCTCGGCGACCAGATCCTTGCCCACGTTGTCGAGCGCTGTCTTGGAGCGGGCGACCTTGTGTGCAATCGAAGCGATGGCATCGCGGCCTTTCTTCGTCGACACATCCGGCACGAAGGCGTCGATCTCGGCGCGAATCTGCTGCAGGTACGGGTCGAGGCCATTCGCAGCCTGGAAGACCTGAAGGGCGGTTTCTTTCGGCGGCACGATGGCCAGTTGGTTTTCCGTGGACATAGGGGCTCCCTGGCCGCGTCTCGCGCAGCCTGTCAGTAGGTTTGGTTATCCGAAAAGTTTGTAGATCGCCGCCTCGCCAGCCAGGCCGATCAGCAGCACGCCAGCCAGCACGCCGAAGCCTGAAAGGGTCCGCCACGCCGCTGCGAATGAGTGGCCTGTGGGGGTGTCGTCGTAGTCGATGACTTCGGTTCTCATAGCGGCGCCCCGTTGGTGATTCGATCTGCAAGGCCGTGAGCGAGAGCCCAGCCGGTAAGTAGTGCAAGGGTCACTGCGAAGCC